ACCAGATAGGAAAAGTGACAATAAAGTTGCAATGGAAGAAGTTGCATCTCCTAGATCTGTCACAGCCACTCAAATTATACCAAGTGCTGTGCATGGTCTGTGGGGTAAACCCCAGACTAGACCAGCGCGTATGCGTGAGTTTGTGAAGGATGGTGAAGTTATTAATCCTATGAAGAAAGCTTTTGAAGGCTATGGTGGTGGATTTAGTGTTTACAATTCTAAATTGTTGGAATGTGTGGCTGATGAATACATTCATCATCTTCATGATGTTGCCACCACCCCTCAACCTTGGGAACCTAGAACATGGACCTTTGAAGAGGCTTGTGAGGGGATTGCGGGAGTAGAATTCTGTGAGGGTATACCTCGTCAGACTAGCCCTGGATATCCTTTGTGCATGTATACAAAAGGTCCTGGTAAAACTGACTTCTTTGGTAAAGAAGGCCCATACGATTTTAAGACTGAAGCATGCGTTGAACTTCGTATTAGAGTAGATGAAATTCTTTCTAAGGCCAAATTGGGTATACGTGATAAACATTGTTTTATGACTTTCCTCAAAGATGAACGTCGCAAGCTTAAGAAATATGAAGAGGGCAGTACTAGGATGATTTCAGGTACTGATCTTGCTTTTCTAATAGCTTGTAGAATGTATTTTGGTGACTTTATTCGTTGGATGATGAGTAATAGGATACGAAATGGTTCAGCTGTTGGGGTTAATCCCTATGGTGAGGAATGGGGTATTCTTTATCGTTCCTTACTTAATGGTGAAGCTGACGCTATTGATGGTGATTATGAAGCATATGATAAAACTGAACGTGAGAATTTGCATTCCATTAGTTTTAAAGTTGCTGAGAGTTATTATCGTGGCTGTCCGGAGGAGGATACGAATGTTAGGGCTGTTTTATCTCAAGAAATATTAAATCCTCAATACCTGTGTGATGGTGTTATTTGGAGTGCTCATGGTTCCATGCCTTCTGGAAGTTTCTTCACTACAATGTTTAATACTATAGCTAATAACGTTTTGTTACGTTATGCTATTGTTGGGGCAGCTATTGGCAAGGACCACCGTATAGCTGATGAACTTG